CTATGCGTTGCGGTGTTGATGGATGGCTTCGTAGCGCTCGGCACAGGCAGGCCCACAGAACAGCCTGGCCGGATCGTTGTCGAAGTCTTCGCTGCAGTCCGGGTTGTGGCATTCCCCAATGGGTGTGAGAGGGGCAACAGTGCGGGCCCGCGTTGCGTGCTGGGCCAATGCCTGTTGCAGATGGCGCGCTTCCAGTTCCTGCGCTTCGTCGATGGTGTCCGTCATGCCAGCTATATTTTATCGGGGGGTGGTCGCACCGATTGAGAACGCCACAACGGCGCTGGACGAGACACGTCCGTGATCGGATCGGCGTGCGTTGTTGCAGTGGATTTCAGGCATGCAGGCTCCTTGTGCATGGGCGCCCGAGAGGGCGGAGGGCGAGTCGGAAGGCCGTCTCTGACGGCGACGGCATCATCGGAAAAACGGTTCTCGCCAACTGCGACACGCCGCCGCAGAAGCGACAATCTGCGAAGGTCATCGCAGATCCCCCGAGCACCCACGTGCATCGGCAAGGCCGGGGATGCAAGGTGTTGCAAGGTGTTGCAAAAGAGAAGTCGTTCCGACACCATGGCCGCATCACCGCCTCCCCTCTGCGGCTGACCCTGCCGCGTCGGCCGGTCGCCACGTGCACTGCGCCCGGCATGAATCACGCTGCGCATCGACAGGCTGCGGTGAACCGGACCACGCTTCAAGGGGCTTCGCCGAATGCACACATCGCACCCAGCGCAGGACGCCGTTCCTGCGTTCCTGCAGGTCATGCACGCACACGGCATCGTGCCGGACGCACGCGGCCGCGAGGCACTCAATGCCGACGGCACACTGGTGCGCTTCCATGTGCAGGGTGATCGGCCCGGCACTCGCAATGGGTGGGCCGTACTGTTCGGTGACCAGGTGCCGGCTGGCGAGTTCGGCAGCTGGCGTACCGGCACCCGTCATGCCTGGTGCGCGAAGTCACCCGGCACGCTCAGCGCCGCCGAACAGCGCGCCATCCGCCACCGCCAGGAGGCGGCCCGTGCCGAACGCGAGCAGCAGCAGCGCGAACGCGAGGAGGCCGCCGCCAAGGCCGCCAACGTCCTGTGGAACCGCGCCGTACCGGCGGACGGCAGCCATCCCTATCTGGTGCGCAAGGGCATCCCTGCGCATGGCCTGCGGGTGGCGCCGTGGCCGGTACGCGACAGCGACGGCCTGGTCTTCCGCCACATCGACAACGCGCTGCTGGTGCCGGTGATGAATGCAGCCGGTCGGATCGTCTCGCTGCAGGCGATCTTTCCGCGCATGGAGCCGGCACTGGGGCGCGACAAGGACTTCCTGTCCGGTGGCCGCAAACAGGGATGCTTCCATGTCATCGGCAAGCCGCTCGCTGCGCAGCCGATCGCCATCGCCGAGGGCTATGCCACCGCGGCATCCATCCACCAGGCCACCGGTTGGTGCGTGGTGGTCGCCTGGGATGCCGGCAACCTCGCCGCGGTCGCCCGCGCCTGGCGCAACGCCGTGCCCGACGGTGTGTTCGTGCTCTGCGCGGACAACGATCAATGGACCCGGCAACCCGTGGACAATCCCGGCGTCACCCAGGCAACGCGCGCCGCCGCAGAGATCGATGCACGCGTGGCATGGCCCGAGTTCTCCGCAGTGCACGGTGACAGTGACCGCCCCACCGACTTCAACGACCTGCATCTGCGCGAAGGGCTGGAGGCGGTCCGCGCCCAGCTCCTGCCGCCGCCAGCCGCCGTCGCGGAAGATGACATGGCCGGCGACGTCGCACCTTCGGCAGCCAGCACGAGCTATCAGGTGCCCGGCAACCTGTCCGCGTTCGATGCCTTCACGCCCTTTCCCGATACCAGCGCGCGCGGCCGCCCATTGCCCACCGCGCGCAATCTGGCCGAACTGTGCCGGCGCACCGGCGTGACCGTGCGCTACAACGTCATCCGCAAGGACCTGGAGATCCTGGTGCCGGGCCTGCAGAGCACGGTGGACAATGCCAAGGAAGTGGCTGCCGGTGAAGTGATGGACTGCATGCACCGCGCTGGCATGACCACCGCCAGCTTCGAGACCAACCTGTGCCAGGTGGCCGAAGCCAACCCCTACAATCCGGTCGCCAGCTGGATCACCTCACGCCCGTGGGATGGCCAGTCCCGCCTGCAGGCCTTCTTCGATACGGTGCAGGAAGCTCAGCCCACGCGCATGGCCGACGGGCGCATCCTGAAGGAAGTACTGATGCGACGCTGGCTGGTCTCCGGCGTGGCGGCGGCCTTTGAACCGGATGGCGTGGTGGCGCGAGGGGTGCTGACGTTCGTCTCGAAACAGAATCTGGGCAAGACACGCTGGGCCCGGCAGCTGGCACCGGCCGAGCTGCAGCTGATCGCCGACGGCGTGGTGCTCGATCCGGCCAACAAGGACAGCATCAAGCAGGTCATCTCCAAGTGGATCGTCGAACTGGGTGAAGTAGATGCCACCTTCCGCCGCACCGATATCGCCGCGCTGAAATCGTTCATCTCGCGCAGCCATGATGAGATCCGCCGTCCGTACGCGCGCAACGAGTCGCGCTACGCGCGCCGGACCATCCTGTTTGCCAGTGTCAATGACGAGCGCTTCCTGCGAGACGCGACCGGCAACACCCGCTGGTGGACCGTGCATGCCGTGGCACTGGGCGAACCGGCGCGCATCGACATGCAGCAGGTGTGGGCCGAGGCCCATGCGCTGTACTGCAACGGCGAGACCTGGCACCTGTCCGGTGACGAGCTGGATGCGCTGAATGCCACCAACAGCGAGCACGAGCCGATCTCGCCGATCGCCGAACTGATCGACCGCCGCTTCGACTGGTCGCTGCCGACCGAGCACTGGAACGCACACTACCGCGCCACCGAGATCGTCATTGCCGCGGGCATCGACAAACCGAACCGCCGCGACGTCAACGAGGCCGCCGCCTATGTGGTCAAGCGCCATGGCGTACGCACCCGCGTGGTCGGCAAGGAGCGGGCCAAGGTCTGGCTGATGCCGCCGCGCAGGCTCAATCTCGGCGAGCAGGCGGCAGGCCCGTTCTGATGCTGGGCGCCCACGGGGTGTGCATTGGAGGGGCGCGCGGCCCAACGGCCGCACCAATCAAGATACAAGTAGATGAAAGGTGTTGACTAGAAGGGCCCACGGAGGCAAGATGCCTGTATCGGCCACGCCACCTTCCAGGAGCGCTTCCGTCATGCCTCGTCCCCAACTGCATGCCTTCGAAGGCGAACAGCTGACCGTGCGGCAGATCCACCAGCGGGTACCGGTGCTGTCCGAACGGACCATCCGCGATCACCTTGCCGCCGGCCGCCGTACCCGCACCGCCATGCTGTGCTTTGACCCTGTCGCGGCTGCCGCCCGCGGGGGCCGCATCACCCAGCGCCTGCTGCGCGCGCGCGGTGCTGCCGGTCGCGATTCCTGACCGCCGCTGCCCACCGTCTTCTTCCAGGAGTAGATTCCGCATGATCCCCGCCTCCTTCGACAGCGGCCATCGCATGATCGCCGACACCCTGGCCGCATTCCGTGCCGGCCCCACCCTGCGGCGCACTCCGCTGCGGCCCGCCCCGCAGGCAGCGGGTCCGCTCTACATCGGCATCGCCGGCGCCACGCATGCGGGCAAGGACACCCTGGCCAATGGACTGGCTTCGGCGCTGGCGCTGCCCTGCGACGGCTTTGCGGCGCCGCTGCGGCAGCTGGCGGGACACACCCCACGGCACCTGATGCAGACCGCCGGGATCGAATGGGAACGTGATTGCATCCTCCCCGAGCTGCGGGTGCGCGCGTTGTTCGCACGCCTGCCTGCAGGCGGACTGGTGCCGGATGTGCGCTTCGCCGATGAAGCCCGCGCGATCCGCCGCCGTGGCGGTGTCGTGATCCGCGTCAGGCGTCCGGGCCATGACAACGAACAGGGCTTGCCGGACCATCTGGTCGACATCGAAGTAACCAATGACGGCACCGCGGCCGATCTGGTGCGCAGGACGCTGGACCAGCTGCTGTCGCGCGGCGTGATCTGAGCACGGCGCACCATCGCGTGCCACCGCTTTCCGCCCATCCAAGCGCAGGTCGCGACCCATCATCGGCGAAAATGATGTAAGGTCGCCCCATCACCGACGACACCTGTCGTCACCCTGCATCCCCCAACCATTTTCGCAGAGAGGAAACGCCATGGAGGTCGAACAGTTCACGTCGACGCGCCTGAAGGCCATCGAATTGTTCAAGTCCCAGCCCAAGGGTGGCAAGGACATCGTGAGCCTGGACGCGATCTTCATCTCGCTGTGCTCGCTGGCCCAGGCCGGCGATGGCAGCTCGACGCAGGCCCGTACCGTGGCCCGCCCCGGCAGGCAGCAGCCGCCCGCGCCGTGGTTCACCGAAACCCTGGCCGCCCTGAAGGGCAAGGGTGAGTCGATCACCGTGGCGCGCTTCCTGATGTTCGCCAACCGCTTTCCGGTCAAGCGCATGGACCAGGTCAATGCGGCGCGCTGGCTGCGCGACGCCGGCTACATTCCACGCAAGACCGGCGGCAACCTGGTGTTCGACCTTTGACCCAGCCCCACCTGCAGTCCTGAAGCCCCGGCATCGTCCGGGGCTTTTTTTTTCCGTGCCTGCGCCCGGACATGAGGGCGGCCAACGAGGGCCATCCTCACCCCATACCTGCCGTATTCCCTTGACCTGCCTCTGTTTCCACACGGTGAGGACAGCGAGTACAGAAATACGGAAAACAGCCGCGTCAACGACGAGCCGGCAAGAGCCGCCACAGGCATCCGCAGCGCCGTCCTCACCGGTGCTCAGGCTCACTGAATACCTTCAGCACGCAATTTCGAAAGTAGATGAAAGGTGTTGACCAGAAGAGCGGGAGGGCAACAGTGGAGATCAATGCCACTGACGACACCCCTCATGAACGCCCTGCCCGACAGCATCCAGACCCTCGCCGAGGTCATCGGCGAATCCGCAGCCCTCACGCTGGTGCGTGCATGGCCGCCAACCACTTCCAGCACCACCGGCCGCCACCGCGTCATCGTCTACGTGCCGTCCACCCTGCCCGACCAGCACCGGCTGATCGACATCCTCGGCTACGACGTCGCCCAGCGGCTGGTCGCGCACTTCGGTGGCGAGCTGCTGTTCCTGGCCTCCTGCTTCGCTGCCGGCGCGCAGCAGCGCCGCGAACGCATCGCACGTGCCGTTGCCAGCGGCATGCCACGCGACCACGTGGCGCGTGAGTTCGGTGTCTCGCAGACCACCATCAAGCGCGCCCTGCGCGATGCCCGCTCCGCGCCACCGCCTGCGGTCCATCCGGCCCTGCTCAAGGGATACGCACGCGCATGAACGAGAGCGACCTGCTGGCCGGCGTACCCGACTGGGCCAAATACCTGGGCGGTACCTCCGGCGTACTGATCGCGGTGTCGCTGTGGCTGCGCCAATGGCTGTCGTCGGCCAAGGTCGACCGCACCGCCGATGAAGCCACCAGCAACACCCTGCGCACCCTGCAGGAGCAGCTCGCCGCCGAGCGCACCCGCGCCGATGGCCTGATGCACGAACGCGAGGCGATGGCGCAGGAGATCGGGCAACTGCGTGGCGAGGTCAACGCGCTGCGTGCACAGATCGCCCAGCAGAGCGTGCAGATAGACGCGCTGCTGGCACTGGTGCGCAAGCAGCCGGAGGCGGCCGCATGACCGCCGCCGCAGCCAGCGCCCTCGGTGGTGCCAACGTGGCCGCGTTCCTCGACATGCTGGCGGTGTCCGAGGGTACCGACATTCCCGGCCAGCGCTCACGGGACCGCGGCTACGACGTGATCGTCGGTGGCCAGCTGTTCGACACCTACCGCGACCATCCCCGCGTCCTGGTGTCTCTGCCGCGCTATGGCATCAAATCCAGCGCTGCCGGCCGCTACCAGTTCCTGCGCAGCACCTGGGACGACCTGCGCGCACGCCTGGGCCTGCCCGACTTCGGCCCGGTCTCGCAGGATCGCGCCGCCGTCGCCCTGCTCAAGCAATGCGGTGCCTACGAGCTGGTCCGGCTGGGACGTTTCGACGCCGCCGTCAGCGCGGCACGGCGCATCTGGGCATCGCTGCCGGGCGCCGGGTACGGGCAGAAGGAACAGGCACTGGAGACCTTGCGCGCAGCCTATCGCGCCGCGGGTGGCGCCCTGGCATGACGCCACTCGCGCTGAGGCTGCGCATCGGCCTGCTGCTGCTCGTCGGCAGTCATGCCGGCTGCGCCTGGCTGGGATGGACCCTGCGGGACCGCAGCGCGGACCTCGCCGTTGCCAGCGCCGAGGCCGCACAGCAGGCATCCCGCGCTGATACGGCGCAGGCCGCACATCAGCAGGACCTCGCCAATGCCCGGGCCGGCGCGCGGGCCGAATCGCAGCGCCTGGCCACGCAGGCCAGACGCACCCAGCAGTTCAACGCCCTGCAACGGGATATCGACACCCATGCCAAGACTCCTGGCCGCGATCGCGGCAATGCTGATGCTGAGTTCGTGCGCATCTGGCGCCAAGCCAATGCCGGCGGCGCACTGCCGCATTGACCTCGCCATCGCCCCGGCACAACTGCGTGTCGCGCCCGCGCTGCCCGACCTCGATGGCGCCGATGACGAAGCATTGCTGCGCAATCACGTCGAGGTCGCACGTCGGTACCACGCGCTCGCCGATCAGCTGCACGCGCTGCTGTGCAGCCTCGGTGGCCAGCGCGGCATCACGCTCAATGGTGCGCACCCCCTGATGCCTGCGGGCTGTGACAGCGGCGTTGCTCCCCCGCGTGCCGCGACCACGCGCTGATCCGGCTGCGCGCGGCCACGCCTGCAATGCCGCGCAACGGCGGTGATGGCAACACTGGCCAGGCCCTTTTTCCATTCAATGCACGAGCTGACATGGCAACCGACACCTCTCCTCCACCGCTGGATGCATTGCTTGCCGCCATCGCAGCGGCCATCCGTGCACGCTTCCCGGACTACGCAACCGTCGAGTTCCATCGGGAGGCCGGCACCGAAGGCATGGCGACGCCCGCGTGCCTGCTGGGGATGACCCGCTGCGACCGTAGCAAGGACGCCACCGACGGCAGTGGGCTGATGCAGGCCCTGCTGCGTTTCGAGGCGCGCGTTGTTCTGGCGGCGGGCGCGCCCGGCGTTGCACTGCAGCTGCGCAACACTGCCGTCGCCCTGGCCACGTGGCTGCACCAGCTCGGCCGCTTTCCCGGCGTGCCCAGCGGCGCGATCGACGTGATCGCCGCATTGCCTGAAGACACCGCCACGGCGCTGCCAGGGCTGCGCAGCTGGATCGTCGAATGGTCGCTGCCGGTGGCACTGGGCAGCAACGCCTGGGAAGAGACCGGCGGCGTGGTACCACGCGCCAGTTTCAGCTTCGCGCCCGAGATCGGCCGCGCCCATGAGCCACGCTACCAGCCGCTGCCGGAGCACGCGCCATGAGCGCCGAGCACGCACGGCTGATCGGCAACCTGTTGATGATCGGCGTCGTGCGCGAGCTCGACGAAGCCGCAGCGCGCGTACGTGTCGATGCCGACGGCATGCTCACCGACTGGATTCCCTGGCTGGAGCGACGTGCCGGGCCGGGCGTACGCAGCTGGTGCGCGCCCGAGCCGGGCGAGCAGGTGGTGCTGGCCTGTCCCTATGGCGATCCCGGCCAGGCGCTGGTGCTGGGCAGCCTGTACCAGGACCGCTTCGCCGCACCGGCCGACTCGCGCCTGCGGCAGCGTACCCAGTACGCCGACGGCAGCATCGTCGAGTACGACCAGGAAACCACCACGCTGAGCGTCAACGTCGGCAGCGGCAAGGTCATCGTGAACTGCGCAAGTGCGCAGGTGATCGCCAGCGAATCGGTGTTGCTCGATACACCGTCGATCAAGGCCACCGGCGACCTGGACGTGACCGGTGCGATCACCGCCGGCAAGGACATCAGCACCCCGGGCGAGATCAAGGCCGGCGCCATCGGCCTGAAGACCCACAAGCACACCGCGCAGGGCCCCACCGCACCGACCACGCCGGCCCAGGCCTGACCGGCCACGCCTGCAATGCCCTGAAAACCTGCACTCCACGACGATAGAGACCATGCGAGGAATCGACGCCAACACCGGCAAATCCCTGGATGGGCTGGCCCATCTGCACCAATCCGTGCGTGACATTCTCACCACGCCCCTTGGCTCCCGCGTACTGCGCCGCGAGTACGGCTCACGCGTGTTCGAACTGATCGATGCGCCCACCAATCGCTCGCTGCGCATGGACCTGATTGCCGCCACCGTCGACGCCCTGGCGCGATGGGAACCGCGGCTCCACGTCGAGAACGTCGACGTCTCCCTCCCCGCCCCCGGCGTGATGATCCTGGCAGTCACCGGCATCCATCTACCCGACGGGCAGGCCATCACCATCGAAGGAATCGAGGTTCGCTAACCGTGGCATCCGGCTCGTTCACCAGTGTCAATCTGTCCCAGCTGCCTGCCCCGGCGGTCATCGAAGTGCTCGATTTCGAAGCCATGTTCGATGAATCGCTGACCGCGCTGCAGTCCCTGGATCCCACCTTCGACGCGCTGCTGCCGTCGGACCCGGCATTCAAGATCCTGGAGGTCTGCACCTACCTGCGCCTGCTCGACCGCCAACGCGTCAACGACGCCGCGCGCGGCGTGATGCTGGCCTATGCCGGCGGCAGCGACCTGGACCATCTCGCTGCGATCTTCGGCATCGCGCGCCAGGTGCTGGACCCGGGCAAGCCGCAGGAGGGTATCGCGCCACGCTACGAGAGCGATGATGATTTCCGCCGCCGTATCCAGCTGGGTCCGGAAGGCTTCAGTGTGGCCGGGCCGGAAGGTGCTTATGTATTCCATGCACTCAGCGCCGACCCGCGGGTACTCGATGCGAGTGCGACCAGCCCCACGCCAGGCGAGGTCGTGGTCTCGGTACTGTCGCGCGAGGCCGATGGCACCGCCACCCAGGGCCTGCTCGACATCGTCGAGGCGAAGCTGGGTGCCGATGACGTACGTCCGCTGACCGATCACGTGCTGGTGAAGCCGGCCACGATCGTCAACTACGCGGTCGAGGCTGCGCTGTTCACCTTCGCCGGCCCGGACTCGCAGGTGGTGCTGGCCGAGGCGCGCAGCCGCCTCGATCGCTACATCAGCGAATCGCATCGCCTCGGCCGTGACGTCACCCGTTCGGGCCTGTTCGCGGCACTGCACGCCGAGGGCGTACAGCGTGTGGAGATCATCCGCCCGGCGGCCGACGTGGTGGTGGATCGCACCCAGGCCACGCATTGCACCGGCGTGACCCTGACCCATGGCGGCACCGATGAATGAGCCCAGCACGCGCCTGATCAATGCGCGCCTGCGCGGCGCGATCGATGGCCGTAACCGCACCTTCCGCCACCCCGGTGGCGCGCTGGCGACGCTGCAGGCGGTGTACCGCACCAACGCGCAAGGACGGCAGCCACTGCAGGGCGGCGCCATCGAGGGCAGCGTGGTGACCCTGGCCGCTGCACCGGTACCCGGCGAGAGCATCGAGGGTGATGCCCAGGTGGTGGTGCCGTCGGCGGTGAACCTGCTGCCCGCCAACGCCACCCGTGCCGAGCGCGCGCTTGCCCGCGCCAGCGTGGCGCGCCCGCTGCCGGTGGACATCACCGCACTGTGGGACGCCGACCGCTGCCCGACCGCACTGCTGCCCTGGCTGGCCTGGGCACTGTCGGTGGATGAGTGGAAGGCCTATTGGCCCGAAGCGGTGAAGCGCGCCCGGGTGCGCACGGCCATCGCCATCCAGCGCCGCAAGGGCACCGCCGGCAGTGTGCGCGATGTGGTCGCTGCATTCGGTGGCTCGGTGCTGATCCGCGAATGGTGGCAGCTGCAGCCCAAGGGACCGCCGCACACCTTCGAAGCGGTGATGACCATCGCCAACCAGGGCGGCCAGGCCGCCACGGCGATGTTCGTCGAAGACGTCATCGGCGAGATCAGCCGGACCAAGCCGGTGCGATCGCACTTCACCTTCACCCAGGGCATGCAGGCCGACGCCGCCGTCGGCGCCCTTGCAGCCGCCCACGCCACGGCCTTCCGCCGCCTTCAACTGATCGGAGAGTAACCCCCGCATGCGCTTGAAAATCACCGATGCCGGCTTCGCCAGGCTGGTCAACCCGCCGAATACCGGCACCAACGCCGTCCTGATCACGCAGATTGGTTTGACGTCCACTGCCTTCACTCCATCGGCAGGGCTTACCGCGCTGCCAGGCGAAATCAAACGCGTCGCCAGCTTCGGCGGCCAGGCGGTGGGCGATGACACCGTGCACGTCACCATCCGCGACGACAGCGCAACGGCCTATACGCTGCGGGGGTTCGGCCTGTACCTGGCCGACGGCACGTTGTTCGCCACGTATGGCCAAGCCGATCCGATCATGGAAAAGTCGGCCGCCTCGATGCTACTGCTGGCCACCGATACGCGCTTCGCCGAGGTGGACACCGCACTGATCCAGTTCGGTGACGCCGGCTTCATCTATCCGCCCGCCACCACCGAGGTCGTGGGTGTGGTCGAACTGGCCACCGCCACCGAGGCGGAAGACGCTGCGGACACACAACGCGCGGTCACCCCGCGAGGCCTGCGCGCGTATACCGACAAGCGCTTCGGCGCCAGCGCCCCCACCGCACTGGCAAAGACGCTGTTGTCGGCTGCGAGCACCACGGCAGCCCGCACCGCGCTGGAGCTGAAGAGTGCCGCACTGAAGGACATCGGGCATGGCAACGGCCTGGACGCCGACACCCTGGACGGCAAGCATGCCTCCGAGTTCGCCCTGGCCGGCGACTTCGCCACGGTGGGCCACAAGCATGTAATTGCTGACGTGACCGGGCTGCAGTCGGCCCTGGATGGCAAGGCATCCAGGGGGGGCAACACATTCACCGACCAGCAGTTCATCAGCGGCAGCTATCCGCTGGTGGGTTTCGGCGCCGCAGGTGCTGAGCAATCGTTCATCGGCGGCTGGAGCAACTCCAGCCTGTGGCGCGTATGGAGCGCTGACCGCAGCGCCAGCAGCGAGATCACCATCAAGCATGGCGACTCGCCGCGTTGGAACGGTTCGGCAATGTGGCATGCCGGCAACTTCGCGCCGGAATCGAAGATGGACAAGACCGGCGGGACGTTCACCGGACACGTCGGCGTGAATGGAAACTCGCTTCGCTCCTATGGCTGGAATGGTGTGGCCAACGATGGCGTACTCGTGTTGGGCGACGCCAACTCGTACATCTTCAAGAACGGTACGAGCTTCACCTTTGCGAATTCTGCAGGCGGCTATACCACCACGCTCAGTGCTGGCGGCCAGATCTGGACCAGTGGAAACTTTGATCCGGCAAGCAAGATAAACAAGGCCGGCGACACTGTGTCCGGTGCACTGCGCATCAATGCCTATCTGTATGCCCAGGCAGCTGCAGGACACAATCTGATCCGATTCATCAGCAATGGGGCGGGGAACACCGTGCTCCAATCAGTGAATCCGGCAGAAAATGCCTTTGCACCACTGGAGCTGACCGGTTCCAGCGTGTCCATAGCCGGACCCGCCTCGTTCAACGAAACCGTCACCGCAGCTGGCTCGGTCATCAGTGCTGGCGGCTGCGTTCGAACCAACGCGGGTACCGGTGCACTTGCCGGCTACGTCGCGTTCCATCGCACTGACGGAACACGCATGGGGTACGTAGGCTGGGGTGATGGCAATCGGATTCAGTACTCAGCGGAGAATGGGTTCACTGGCCATGCCTTCATCGGCAGCGTATCTGCCACGGGAGGATACGACGTTGGCTCTTCGCGCAAGCTGAAGAACATCGAAGGCACGCTCCCCTACGGCCTGGCGGCTGTCGAGCGGATGGAACTGGCAGCCGGCCACTACAAGCCCGAGTACAACGATGACGGCCGTCGTCGCCTGTTCTTCGTGGCCGAGCAGCTCGCCGAACTGGTGCCGGAAGCGGTCGACCTGGAAGGCGTCGAGTTCCAGGGCGAGCGCGTGGCATCGGTCAAGCTCGACCAGCTGCTGCCGGTCCTGGCCAAGGCCATCCAGGAGCTGTCGGCCGAGGTTCGCGCCCTGAAGGCGGAGCGTTGATATGGCCAGTGGCTATCGCTCCGGCGGCACGGATTTCGATGACCTGTTCGATCCCTATGTAGAGGGTCCGCTGGCACAGGATTCGGGCCGCCGCGTCGGCGGCACCGACCTGAGCCGCCGCTACGCCCACATCCAGTACGGCAGCAAGCGTGCGGACGTCGGGCATCGCATCGGCGGCATGGACGTGTCGAACCTGTGGGCGGCCCGGGGCACCGCGCAGTACGACGCGGTCACCATCCCCAACCCGAGCATCGGCGGCTCGTCCTATGCCGGCGCTGCGCCCAATGGACACGCGGCCTTCAGCTTCAAGTCCAACGGCATGGTGCAGACGTGGACGAACAACCCCAACGGCGTCACCCGCACCTTCGGTCCATGGCTCATCCGTGGTATCGCGAGCAACTTCGAGATCCGCTACACCAAGGTCGAAGGCAATGCGAATCCTTCCGGAACGGGTGCCTGGTTGAATCTCGGTACCGATCGCTACTGCGGATTCGACGTTGTCTACGGCAGCGCGGGCTGCAGCCTCATCGTCGAGATTCGCCGGGCCAGCACCGGCGTCGTCCTGGCGCGCGAAGACCAGGTCTACATGAGCGCATCGCACTCGCGTGGTGACACCGGACCCATCATGGAATGACGCCGCGGCCACGATTGCAATTATCGCCAGCGCCGCCTTCTCCGAACATTACCCCGTCGCCTGCACACGCCGGCACACACCCACACCGAGGAAGAACCCCGAATGACCGAATTTCTCCATGGCGTACAGGTCGTCAACATCGATACCGGTGCCCGCTCGATTGCCATCGCCTCCAGCAGCGTGATCGGCATCGTCGGCACCGCACCGCTGGCTGACACCGAAGCGTTCCCCATCAACACCCCCGTCCTGGTGACCTCGCCTTCGCAGGCGGCCAAGCTGTCGGCCAAGACCGGCGCCGAAGCCGGCACGCTGCCCGGCGCACTCGATGCGATCTTCGATCAGTCCAGTGCTGTCGTCGTCGTCATCCGCGTCGAGAACGGTGCCAACGAAAGTGCCACCCTGGCCAACGTGCTGGGCGGTGTGAACGCACAGACCGGCGCCTATGAAGGCGTGCACGCCTTGCTGGCGGCCAAGTCCATCGTCGGCGTCAAGCCGCGCATCCTGGTCGCACCGGGTTTCACCCATGTGCATCCCACCGATCCGGCCAAGCCCGAGGCGGTACTGGCCAACCCGGTCGTGGCCGAGCTGCTCGGCATCGCCGACAAGCTGCGCGCGGTCATCATCAAGGACGGCCCGAACAGCAACGATGACGCCGCCAAGAGCACCACCGCCCTGACCGGCTCCAAGCGCGTCTACGTGGTCGACCCGGCGCTGCTGGTGCAGTCCGGTGATGCCATCGTTACCCGCTACGCCTCCGGTGCCGTGGCCGGCGCCATCGCCCGCAGCGACAACGAACGCGGCTGGTGGGCATCGCCGTCGAACCTGGAACTGAACGGCGTGGTCGGTACCGCGCGTGCCATCGACTTCGGCCTGTCCGACGCGACCAGCCGCGCCAACCTGCTGAACCAGTCGAACGTGGCAACCGTCATCCGCGAAGGTGGCTTCCGCCTGTGGGGCAACCGCACCACCAGCATCGACCCGAAGTGGCAGTTCCTGTGCGTGGTACGCACTGCCGACATCATCGCCGACAGCCTCGAGGCTGCCCATCTGTGGGCCGTCGACCGCGGCATCAGCAAGACCTACGTCGATGACGTGCGCGAGGGCGTCAATGCCTTCCTGCGCGGCCTGAAGACCCAGGGCGCGATCCTCGGCGGCAACTGCTGGATCGACCCGGAACTGAACGCAGCGGACAGCGTGGCCCAGGGCCGCTTCTACTGGGACTTCGACTTCACCCCGACCTACCCGGGTGAGCAGCTGACCTTCCGCATGCACATGAACAACAACTACGTCTCGGAGATCTTCTAAGCATGGCACGCAAGATCCGCAAGAACTTCAACTTCTACGTCGACGGCAAGGGCTATGCCGGCAGCGTGATGTCCTTCACCGCCCCCAAGCTGTCGCTGAAGACCGAGGACTTCCAGGCCGGCGGCATGCTGGCCCCGACCGAGATCGTGCTCGGCCATGACAAGCTGACCGCCGATGTCGAGTTCGCCTCCGACGACGCGGAGATCATGAGCAAGTTCCACGTCATCGAAAACAAGGAGTACGGCTTCACCGCCCGCGAAGCGCTGGAAGGCGATGACGGCGAAGTGACCCAGGTCGTGCACAACATGCGCGGCAAGGTGAAGCTGCTGGACCGCGGCGAAACCAAGGTCGGCGAGAAGGGCACGATCAAGGTCAACCTGGCCCTGAGCTACTACAAGCTGACCCATGGCGCCCAGGTCGTGCAGGAGATCGACGTGGTCAACATGATCGCCCGCCAGGGGGGCGTGGACGTCCTGGCCGGCATCCGCGGCGCGCTGGGCATCTGAGCCCACGCCGCCTTGAAGAAACCGGGGGCGCACCGCGCCCCCGCATCCATCGCACTGCATCGAATTCCAGGAACGCATCCATGTCCAGCAAGACCAAGACCCCTACCGACACCGTCATCGAGCGCGATGGCTTTGCCGAGATCACCCTCACCCGCCCGCGCCAGGTCAACGGCATGGAAACCGCCGTGCTGCGCATGCGCGAACCGACCGTGGAAGACATGGAACGCTACCAGGACGACAAGGGCAGCGATGCACAGCGCGAAGTGCGGATGATCGCCAACCTGTGCGAGATCTCGCCGGACGACGTGCGCAAGATGCCGCTGCGCGACTACGCACGACTGCAGGCAGGCGTCGCGCTTTTTACCACCTGACCCTGCCGCAGATCAGGCAGGGAGTGCTCGCCCTGGCCGGTCATACCGGCTGGGGCCGGCGCGAGATCATGACACTGCGGGTGTCGAAGTTCATCTGGTGGATTCAGGGATTGCCGGTACATGGCCAATAACGTTCAAACGACAACGATCACGATCGGCGGCTCGGTATCCACGTCGCTGAAGGACGCATTGTCCTTCGCCAACGATGGCATCAAGCACATCGGCACCGAGTTGACACAGCTGGACCGTAGGCTTGCCCGCCTCAGTACGACGAGCAAGGAATACGCTCGCATGCGTACCCAGGTCGACGCGTTGCGTGCCTCGCAGCAGGCACTGGAGAGCATCGAGGCAAAGCGCACCGCCAATCTGGAGAAGCGCGAGAAGCTCGGCGCGGCATTCGGCGAGGCTCGCGGCGCGCTTGGCACCACCGTCACCGCACTGGCCAAGCCGGTCGAGAACGCCTCCGGCTTCGCGCGGCAGAACCAGCAGATCGGCGTGGCGGCCAACCTCAGCCGCGCCCAGGTCAGTGCGCTCGGCCAGGCCATCCTGGAGCAGTCGCGCGCAACCAACCAGGGCGCCGACGCGCTGCAGCGCTCGATCACGCTGATGATCGCGGCCGGCATGGATGCGCAGTCCGCACAGGCCAGCCTCGGCGCTGTCGGGCGGACCACCACGGTGACCGGCGCCAGCATCGATGATGTGGCGCAGGCTGCGGCCGCCCTGCAGCAATCGTTCGATATCGATCCCTCGCGCATGCAGAACGCGCTGGATGTACTGGTCGTCAACAGCCGGCAGGGCGGCCTGGGCCTGAAGGACATGGCCGAAGTGCTGCCTACGCTGGGCGCGTCGTTCGAAGCGATGAAGCTGCAGGGCACCTCGGCGGCCGCCACCCTTGGCGCCGCCCTGCAGGCCACGCTGGATTCGGCCGGTGGCGCCGACAAGGCCGCCAGCAACATGAAGCGCTTCATGTCCGAGGTGCTCTCGCCGGACATCCAGGCAAAGGCGAAGAAGAGCCTGAACCTGGATCTGCACAGGATCATCGGCGATGCGCAGACCAACGGCGGCAATCCCTTCGATGCCGCGATGCAGGGCATCATCCAGGCAACCGCGGGCGACCAGAAGAAGATCGGCAGCCTGTTCAACGATGCGCAGGCGAAGAACTTCGTCCAGCCGATGATCGAGAACTGGGAGACTTACATCCGTGTGCGCGACACCGCACTGAACGGATCGGCGGGCACCACCGATGCGGCCTATGCCGATGCGATGCAGACCGATCCGCAGAAGATCGAAGGCGCCAAGATCGCCGTGGACAATCTGTCCAAAGCCTTTGGTGCCGCGTTGCTGCCTGCGGTGGGCGACGCCGCGGTCAAGCTGACCGAGCTGCTGAACGGAGTCACCTCGTTCGTGCAGGAGAATCCAAAGCTGATCGCCAACACCACGCAGATCGTGGTCGGCATGCTGGGCATGCGTACCGCGGTACTCGGTGCACGCTACGCCTGGACCTTCCTGCAGGGCCCGATCCTCGCGGTGCAGAAGGCCTTCGAGCTGTTCCGGGGCGGCAGCCTGCTGGCCCAGCTGGGGCGCTTCGGGCCGATGGCCATGCGCCTGGCCTCGGGCTTCCGCATCGTCGCCACCGCCGTCGGTGCCATCGGCGGTGGCCCCATCGCCCTTGCGGTCGCCGCCATCACCGCCGGCGCCCTGCTGGTGCGCAAGTACTGGGAACCGATCAAGGCGTTCCTCGGCGGCGTCTGGGAAGGCCTCAGCGGTGCAGGCACCGCGGCGATGGGGGAACTGATGCGCGCGGTTGAACCCCTGCGTCCGGCCTGGGAGGTCATGAGCGGGCTGCTCGGCCAGGCCTGGGACTGGCTGTCGAAGATGCTGGAACCGGCGCAGTACACCGGCAATGAACTGTCACGCGTCGGACAGATCGGTTCACTGGTGGGTGAGGCGCTGCTGATCAACTTCCGGCTGGTCATCCAGGTCATCGGCGGCGTGGTGGGGGCGGTGGTGTGGCTGGGCGAGATGCTCGGCACCGTCGCCGGCTTCATCAACGAAACCCTCGGCAACATCTGGGAGTCGATCAGCCAGAAGGCGACCGCAGCGTTCGACCGCATCCTGGAAAAGCTCAAGCCGGTCATCGAAGGCGTCGGCTGGTTCATGGACAAGCTGGGCGGTGGCGTGGGGGCGGCCAAGGACAAGGCGCTGGAGGTCGCCGAAGGCGGGCTGCAGACCGCAGTGGGCGCCGCCAATCTCTACAGCGGCATCAAGGCGCGCGGCGGCGGCGGCATCGGCGACATGGCGCGCGTGGCGTACGCGGTCGGCACCGACAACAACGACGGCCTGAACCGGCGCATGGCCGAACTGAGCGGCACGCAGGGCCGCCTGGCACCGGACATGCCCTCGCCTGCGATGCGCGCACCGACCACCGTGCAGCAGCAACAGACCAACAACATCACCATCCACCAGCAGCCGGGCGAATCCAGCGAGTCCATCGCGCGCCGCACCGCCGATGAACTGCAGCGCCGCAGCGCGATCGCCGCACGCGGTGGCCTGGCCGACAGGAACTGAACATGAAGCGTGAATTCGTAACCGCATCCATCGACAAGCTGCTGTCGCAGTTCAAGGGCAACGACTCCGGCAACGCCCCCGTGCTGCTGATGCTCGGCACCTTCAAGTTCAGCCTCAACACCGCCGTGTTCGATGAGATCCAGCAGAGCAGCGAGTATCGCTGGGCAGCGCAGGAACGCGTGGGCCAGGTGGCGGCGCTGCAGTACACCGGGCCCGGCAACGCCAGCATCACGCTGCCGGGCGTGCTGAACCCGGAGTTCCGTGGCCAGGGCAACGAGATCTCGCAACTGCGCAGGCTCGCCGCGCAAGGCCGGCCGCAACGCCTGTTGACCGGCCATGGCGGCAATCTCGGGCTGTGGGTGATCGACAAGATCGATGCCACCTCCAAGCATTTCACGCCCGAGGGCGGCGCACGCCAGCAGACCTTCTCCCTTACCCTGCGGAAGCACAGCGATGGCACGAACGTATAACACCCGCGACGGCGACGTCGTCGACCGCATCGCCCATGCACACTATGGCGAACAGTCACCGGCCATCCTGCGCGCGGTATTCGACGCCAACCCGGGCCTGGCCGCGCGCTGCGCAGTGCTGCCGGCCGGCATGGCAATCATCCTGCCGGAGGTGCAGCGCCCCACCGGCGAACGCAAGGGAGTGGCCCTGTGGGATTGAACATCGCACCGGCCTTCCGCGTGGTGGCCAACAGCCAGGACATCACCGACAAGATCATCTCGCGCTTCAAGTCGCTGCGCATCACCGACGAGACCGACAACAGCGCGGACACGCTGGAACTGCAGCTGGCCGACCATGATCCGTCCGACCCGATCCAGCTGCCGCCGGCAGGCGCAGAGCTGGAGGCCTTCATCGGCTACGACGGTGAAGTGCGGCGCATGGGCCTGTACATCTGCAACGAAGTGGAGATTGCCGGCTACCCGGGCAGCATGACCCTGCGCGCCCACGCGGCGCCGTTCGAGGCCAGCAAGGGCGGCAAGAACGATCTGCAGACGCAGAAGACGCGCACCTGGAAGAAGGGCACCACGATCGGCGGCATGGTGCAGCGCATGGCCGGCGAGCACGGCATGGACGCGGCCGTGAGCGCATCGCTGGCGTCGATCGCGCTACCGCTGACGGTGCAGTCGCAGGAATCGGACATGAACCTGCTGCTGCGCCTGGCCAAGCAGCACGACGCCATCGCCAAGCCCGGCGGCGGCCGCCTGATGTTCGTCAAACGGGGCGACTCCACCAGTGCCAGCGGCGAGCGCATTCCCGACGTCACCCTCACCCCTGCCGATGGCAGCGCCTACAAGGTGACCGTCACCGCACGCGAGAAGACCGGCACCACCATCGCCTATTACCGCGATGTGCGCGGTGCCAAGCGCCACGAAGTGAAAGTGGGCAGCGGTGAACCGATCGTTCGCCTGCGCATGGCCTACGCAGACCGCGAAACCGCCGAAGCCGCAGCGCGCGCCAAGCACCAGGAGCAGGCTCGGCAGACACGTACGCTCAGCTACACCCTGCCCGGCCGCGAAACGCTGATGGCCGAAGCCACGGTGGTGATGCAGGGCTTCCGCGAAGGCGTGGATGGGCAATGGCTGGTCAAGCGTGCCGAGCACAACATCAGCGCCGCCGGCTACGTGACCAGCATCACCTGCGAACAACCCAACAGTGCCGATGCAGTGAAGGCCGCCAGCAGTGCCGCGGCCAGCGAAGGCGAGCAGGTCGGCAGCGAGGTGTAGATCCACGCGGAGCGCGGATCTACATCAGCGTCCTCGCCCAGGCTCAGTAGATCCACGCCATGCGCGGATGCTTTTCGCACA